CAAAAACAATAATTGATAGCGATGCATTTATAGATATGCCTTTATCAACACAAGTGTTATATTTTCATTTATCAATGAGAGCAGATGATGATGGATTTATAAATAATCCAAAAAAAATACAACGTATGATAGGAGCAAATGAGGATGATCTAAAAGTATTAGTAACAAAAAAATTCATAATACCATTTGAAAGTGGAATTGTAGTTATAAAACATTGGAAAATTCATAACTATATACGTGGAGATAGAAAAAAAGAAACTTATTACCCAGAAGAAATGTCATTACTTAAAGTTGAAGAAAATGGATCATATACATTATGTCCTAATGAAGAACCGATACTATTAAATTCTATAATTTGCGAAAAAAACGAAAAAGAAGAAAAAGACGAAAAAGACGAAATTAGAGAAGAAACATTAAGAGAAAAAGCATATAAAGAAAGTAGCTTATCATCAATTCAAAATAATGAAACTGAAAAATTAAATGCTGATGAAGTGGCGGAATTATGGGAAAAAATAACTATGTCAGTCAAATGTCAGTCAAATGTCAGTCAAGTGGAAGACATAGGTAAGGTTAGGTTAGGTAAGGATAGTATAGGTAAGGATAGTATAGATAATAACTATATAAATAACGGATTATATATTGTCGAGCAAATCCTCGACTATTTAAACCAACAAACAAAAAAACATTTCAAAAAAACTTCTGGTAAAACAAAAACATTAATAAATGCAAGACTAAATGAAGGTTATAAATTAGAAGATTTTAAAAAGGTTATAGATAACAAAACAAAGGACTGGCTCAAAACTGATATGAATAAGTATTTACGCCCTGAAACTTTATTTGGGACAAAATTTGAAAGTTATCTTAATGAAAAACAAAAAGAATTAACTACAAAAGATATTGCGGAAGAAGTAGATTACGAAGAATTATTTGGAGGTAAGAAATGAATAAAAAAGATTTTACAAAACTAATAATTGGATTAGCGGAAGCGTATAGACAAGAATTAAGTGCAACACAAACTAGCGTTTATTATGAAATGTTAAAAGATTTGGATCTAGATAAATTAAACAACACAATTAAAACCATTATAAAAACAAAAAAGTTTTTTCCAACAATAGCTGAAATAAGAGAAAGTTATTTTGAAGATAAAAAACTACTTGCTGATAAAGAGTGGGGAGAAGTATTAAGTGGCGTTAGAAAATATGGAATATACGACCAAGAAAAATTATTGAACGAATTAAATCCTATAACAAGAAACGTAGTAGAAAGATTAGGATTAGAAAGGTTATGTGTTATGGAGCAAACACAAGTGCCGATGGAAAGAAAAGCGTTTATTGAAATGTTTAATAATTTTAATGAATATCACAAAGAAGAATTGTTATGCAATAACACATTATTATTGAGTGAAAATGAATAGAGAAACAAGAGATAAGAAATATGAATATCTTACAAAAAGTTTAATATTGAAAAAATATTTATTAGAAAATGATTTAAGCGAAAAAGTATATATCAAAATAAAAGAAGAGCAAGAAGAATATTATAAAAAATATCAATTTTATAAAAACTTATCAATAGCGATGGAAAGGAGTGAAAAAAATGAAGTTAGCGAATCAATTTGTAGAGGCGGTAATAGATGCTGAAAATTATGAAAATTTAGTAGAGGATTATATTGAAAGTAATCCAAGTGATATTTACAACAAATATTGCGAAATAAATCCAGAAGAAATAACAAGCGATTTTGAATTAGAAAATTTAGATGGCGACACAATATATGATTTTGTAATAAATTATATGGAAAGTGAAATAGAAGAATTTATTTTAAATAAGGAGGTTAAGGAAAATGAAATTTAGAAATTTAAAAGCAAATGAAATTGAAATAAGAGTAGGAACAATTACTGAAAATTATTTAACATTATTGTTATACAAAGATGCAAGAGTAGATATGAATATCCTAGATGAAACAGTAGGACAAATGAATTGGGAAAGAGAACATAGAGAAATAAAAGGAAATATATATTGTGGGGTATCAATTTATGATAAAGAAAAAGATGACTGGATCACAAAGTGGGACTGTGGAAGTGAAAGTTTTACTGAAAAAGAAAAAGGAGAATCAAGTGATTCATTTAAAAGAGCTTGTGTAAATTGGGGAATAGGTAGAGAACTATACACAGCACCATTTATATATTTATCAGAAAAAAACTTTACTTCATATAAAAATGCAAAAGGAAAGATAGCAACAAAAGATAAATTTCACGTAGAAAAAATAAAAATAGAAGATGGAACAATTACTGGATTAGCAATAAAAAATCAAAATAACAAAAGAGTATTTATGTTTAATGGTGGTAAAGATGAAGATAACAAATAAATTAGGATTACCAAAACCATTTGTAAGTGCAGTAGAGAGTAATTATAAATACAAAGACAAACAATATAGTGTTACATCAATGTTGAACGATAGTATGCGAGAAACTATATTAAAACGTAGATACCACGACAAGATAGAACAAGATGTAGCAGATATGATATGGATGATAGTAGGTAATGGAATCCATAAGGTATTAGAAAATAGCACAGAAGCACCAGAAGAATTAAAAGAAGAATATATAAAAATAGAAGTTATAGAAGATTACTTTTTATCTGGTAAAGCTGATTTATACAACGAAAAAGAACAAAAAATAACTGATTATAAAACGTGTAGTGCTTGGAAAATTGTATATGGAGATTATACAGACTGGAAAATGCAAACGTTGTTATATGGATGGTTATTTAGACAAATAGGATTTCCAGTAAAAAAAGGAGAAATAATTGCTATTATGAAAGACTTCTCATCATCAAAAGCAAAATATGATAGTAGTTATCCTCAATATCCAGTACAAACTATAACATTTAACTTTTTAGAAAAAGATTTTAAAAATATTGATAAATACATACATAGAAAATTTGAAGAAATAAAGAAACTAGAAAAATTAAAAGATGATGAATTACCAATGTGTAGTGCAAAAGATAGATTTAACAATGGAGATAAATATGCAGTAAAGAAAAAGAAAAATAAAACAGCAACAAAATTACACGACACGTTAGAAGAAGCAAAAAAACATTTAAGTAATTTAGAAAAAGATTATCCAAATATTTATGAAATTGAAACTAGATATGGCGAAGATAGAAAATGCAAAGACTATTGCAGTGTATGTAATTATTGCAACTATTATAAAAAACATTATGGAGTAAAAAAATGAAACTGCTAAAAGTGTATAAAGATTTTTTGGAAAATGATTTTAAAGTAGTGGTATCAGCACCAAATGGAAATTTAGAAAAATTAATTGATAAAGAAGTAGATGTTATAGAACACAAAGAAAAAAGAAGTTTATCACAAAACAATTATGCTTGGAAATTAATAAATGAAATAGCAAGTGTATTAAATACATCAAAAGAAGAAGCTTATATGAGTATGCTAGAACGATACGCACCAAGCGAAAAGGTAAGTATGATAGATGAAATAAATCCAAAAGGTTATTTTAAATATTATAAACAAATTGGAACAGGACAAGTAAAAGGGAAAAATTTTATACATTATTTGATTTATAAAGGATCAAGCGAATATGACACAAAAGAAATGAGCGTATTCATTGATGGTGTTATAAGCGAGTGTAAAACATTAGGAATAGAAACGTTATCGGAAGAAGAAATAGCAAAAATGAAATTGATATAAGGAGGTATGAAATGGCAAAGTTAAGTAATTTAGAACCAATTATTCAGGAAATACTAGAAAAATATGAAGAAGCAAGAAACAGCGATATGAATTTATATCACATATATTGTACGAAATATGGTGTATTGAACGAATATAAATTTGGCGAAATATTTATCAACGAAAATTATAGAAAAAGTTTAGGACTTTACACATTTGGATCAGTTGAAAGATGTAGAAGAAAATTGCAAGAACGATACCCGCATTTAAAATGCGATAAAGAAACTGACAACGCAAGATACGACCAGTTTAAAGAAACATTAAATTATATAGGAAGATAGGAGAAAAAATAATGAATATAGAAAACAAATACCCTGTAATGATATTTAGAAATGAATATGATGGGAAAGTATATTACAAAATGGGATTATCAAAAAAAGGAATAGATGGAAAGTATATCAATGGAACAATACCTTGTAGATTTAATAAAGCATTATCAGTAGATGATAAAACAAAAATATATTTAAAAAATGCTTGGCTTGATTTTTACAACGTAGAAGTAGAAAAAAATGGTAAGAAATACAAAGAAACAAGATACCAAATATTTATAAATGAGTGCGAAGAAGTAGAAGAAACTATAAATAAATCTAATAGTGAAATTGTTAGAGAAGTAGTAGAAGATGATCCTTTTAAAGAATTTAGCAAAGAAAACGAAGATGACTTAAATATGGAATTGCCATTTTAACTAATTTTAAAGCGATTTAAGACACAAAACATAAAAAAGGTATAAATACTAGGGAAGATATAAAAATTCTTTCCTAGTAGCCTAAAAATAAGTCTAGGAGGTATATAATGAACTATGAAATAGTAAATAAAAAAATAAAAATAAATGAAAATAAAAATATAAGAATAAAATTAGTAAATGACCATTTTGAAAATGCTAAAAGATATGATACTCCTAAAGCACAATTAATTATTGCAGATATACCATATAATTTAGGTAATA